GAGACCGCAGGGTTTGGGAGCGTCACATCGTCAGACATTTTTTGCACCCCCCATGTAACGTGTTGTATCTTAATGACTTAACAGACTCGTTTAAACATGGTGTTCGGGGTTGGCGTTTATGTGCCTCCGCACGGTACGAATGAGAGCGAGAAACTCCGCCAATTGATTGCGTTCATCGATCGGAAGACGATCAAGGCTGGGGTATCGACGGTGTCCATGCTTGGTACGCTTGCTCATTTGTCCGTGACAATGTGCTGAACAGAACACATCCCGTTCATGTCCAGGAAACCATTGGCCGCAGTTTGGACATAGATGCTTAACGCCGTTGTTCTTGTTCTTGTGGCGAGTCTCGCGGACATTCGTACCAGTACCTGCAGTACGACATGCCTCACTACAATAGACGCCTTCCGATTGATGGGGAATCGAACCACCACACGATCGGCAGGAACGCTGGGCACGCATTGCATGTGTCGCTGCTCGTTTTAATTCTCGTTGGATTTGACGTTCCGCACAGATGCTCTCATTTCTTGCCATTACCACGGCATGCTTCAATGCACCCGAACACCGCTTGGAGCAGAAGCGGCGGGCGTGCTTGGTTGGATCCCTGTGCAACTGCCGGTAGACTTCAATACCGCACCACTCGCATCGAAACATCGGCGCCCTGGGCCGGGTCGCCTTGTAACACACGCGACATCGCGCTGCATTCCAGCTTTTCCGCCGACCACATGCACAGGGACCAACCATAATTCTTACTTCGCCGCTTTAAGTGCAATGACCTCGCCTGCCTCGATGGACTCAGGCAACAAGCCAGCGGTTTTCGCCATGTCTAACGTTTGTTGTGGTCCGATTCCGCTCTGCCGCGCAGCGATCAACATCATGCTGATCATGTTGTTCTGACTTGCACGCCAGCGCGTGTAACTCCCAACTGCACCAATCGCAATCTGGACGCGTCGCAGCCTGTCCGGATCCTTCCCGCGATACGTCCCTAAGAAGTCTTTGATTTCCTTCGCGCCAACTAAGGCGGCTTCCTCGAGTGCTTCATGGAGCTGCTCAGTCGTTCGTCTACTCATCGTTCCTCCTCCTGTTTCTAGGCCCCGCGTTTGGTTTTCGCGACATGGCACGTCGGGCATAAGGCCTGGAGATTGGCCCGATCCCAGAAGCGATGATCGGATCCCTCGTGCTTGACAATGTGGTCAACCTCGAGCCGACGTTGCACGACCCCACACATGGCGCATTCATACGCCTGGTCGACGAGCACCTGCTGCCGGAGCTGCTTCCACCGCACGGTGTAGTACGGCCGACGGAAATGGGCATGCCGCGGGCAGTAGCCGCGGACGACGAGCTGCGAGCACCCCGGTTGCGCGCAGTACTGCATGTGCTGGGTGCATAGGATACCGGAGACCCATGACGCCGGCACATACCCGGGGCGCTGCCATAGAATGACGCACATGGCGCTCATGCTCGGCAGACTCTACGATGCGCTCCGGACGGCGCAAGGGATCGGCGAAACACAGGCACGCGAAGCGGCCGAGGAGGTCGCCGGCTATGAGCAGGCCCTCGCCGACGTGCGGGCCGATCTCCGTCTGCTGAAATGGATGGTCGGCACCAACGTGGTCTTCACCGGGGGCATCCTCCTGCGGTTATTGAGTCAGCCTTAACGGACACTCGGCGTATGACGTTGGGGTTGACCGTCGCCAGTCTCGGGCGGTGCCCATAGTCGTTCGTTGCTTTGCATCCAGTCGATTACTTCTCCCATCCCGTCCCCCCGGCGCGGCCCGCCCCGCGCCTCAGCCCGTCACGCGGATCGACTCAAGGAGACGACTTGAGCCGTTGTCAACAGCACCCAGAAATTCTTGAGCCATCGTCAACAGCACGCCTGAATAGTTGAGGCCACCTCACCCTGCACCGGCCTGCGCGCGATCGACAACAGCACATCACGAAAGAGCACGGGTGTCTCAAGGCGTTGCCGCTGTGACAAACGCTGGCAGCGGCCCGTGCGAATCGCGCGCCGTCGTTCCTCGGCCGAATGAAAGCCCTGATCCAACCGGACCCGACACGCGCTCTTCCCCCAGCGCAGCAGTGGCAACGACGCCACGCCGCACGCATAGAGCCACGTCGCCTTCTGGGCCTGATGGCCGTAATGTCCCTGATCGACACAGCAGGTCCAGCCGCCCGACCAGTCCGCCACCACCCAGCCACCCGCGCGCGGCGGAGTCAGAAGGCCGAAGGCCTGCCAGGCCGCCGACGCCGCCGGGTGTTCCAGCACACCCCCGAACAGCCGCACGGCCCGTAAGGCGGCCTCAAAGCATCCACCGTCATCGCCCTTGATCCGTCGGACACGCGCGGAGGGCCCTCCGTGCCAATAGCGCCCCCAGCGTTGACAGGGCGGGTGCGCCACGACCGGATAGGGGCCGTCGTAGCGCCGCGCATCACGCTCCGCCGTCCAGCACTCCACGTCGGCCAGTTGCGCGTACGGACCATCCGGCAGCACGAAGAGGGCCGCAACCATATGGAGCACCTGAGTCTGATAAGGCGGCTTCTGTTACCCCCGCTCCCGGCTCAGCTCCTCGAACCGCAGGCGGGCCCACTCCTCGAGCAGCTCCATCCGGTCCTTGAGCTCGAACACCTGGCGCGCCATGGCATCGGTGGCGGCCTGGCTGGCGTCCATCATGGCGTGCGTGGCGTCAATGAGCGCGTCGAGCTTGGCGAGGCGCTCCTCGACGGCGTGGAAGATCAGCTGTTCCGAGGCTTCCGATAAATGCACCCGCATCCGTCCCCTCCACGATCCACGCCAGGCCATAGGAGAGCGCGACGCGCCAGATGGCCCCGAGGAACGGCGGGCGCCAGGTCGCGTCATGCAGATCAGACCCTAGTACTCGTGAGCGGCTCGTCGATCGCCTCGTTGTCGGGCTCGTCCTCATCGGCGGCCTTGACTTTCACCTTCACGTCCTCGTCCTTCGGCAGCAGCGTGATCTCGAGCCCATTGTGCCGGTAGTGCGTTTTCTGATGCTTGTGCATCAGGGTAATGATGCTGACCTTGAGCGCCTTTTCGTCGCGGCCGACTTCCATGCGCGCATCGCGCTTCTCGGCGTACTGGTGCGCCAGGTCGTCCAGTTCGCGGATGGTGCGGTGCTCCATGCCGGGGAGCGGCTGACTGCGCGCCCGCGGCGGCCGGGTCGGCGTCGTGAGTTTCTTGTCCATCAGTCGCACGCGTCGCTTGCTCATGTGTCGCTCCTTGGACGGCGTGTTACGTCAGCCACGTCGCCACGCGTTGGGTGAACAGGGGTTGGTCGACCGCGAGCGGGACGACCCCGGCGCTCGGTTCCACGCGGACCTCGACGCGCGGCACGCCGCCGGCCGCGGTGTACCGCTTCATCGCCACGAGGTCGACGACCTGGGCATCATCCTGAAAAGCCACGCGCGACAGCGCATCGTTCAGGCTTCGAATCAACTTGTCGAGATCCGGCGCTTTTGTGTGCGCCGTGACGCGCTTCGGGAGCGACTTCGGCCGCGGGAGATAGAACGCGACGGTCAGCCGCACGCCGTCGACCAGGAGTTCGCGCTGGCTCGCCGGCAGTTGCTGGATCGCATGGCTCGCACATTCGGCGACGAGCGTCTGCCACGTCTTCAGATTGCGATTGCTGTCGGTGATGATCGGCCGCGTCCAGCCCTTCGGCACGAAGGCCCGCTTGCTTCCCATCTGCTGCGCGACGCCGTGCACCGTGAATTCGAGCGTCATGATTCGTCGGCGCGGGTCACGGAAAACGAGACGGGTTGAAACTGCGGACACACATCGCACTCGCCGCAAAAGTCGGGCGGATCGCCGAGATGCTCGGTATTCAAGCACCCGCATTCACAGATCGTCCCGTCGAGCAGCTCGAGCGCACGCGTGAGCGCCACGTCGTCAGCCATCACCCTTCCTCGCCGGGTTCGCGCTCGCCCGCCTGGCGCGCCTTCCAGTCGAGCGGCAACATGTCCGGCGTGAACCGCACGAGCGGCGTCGAGGGAATCGGCGCGGGCTCGACGAGCGGCGGTAGATCGGGCGGCGTCTCGCGGCAGTCGCTGCACCGTAATAACGCGCGGGTCATTGAGGGCACCGTAATTCGCAACACGGGTGCGCCGCGCACGATCGTCTTGCCGCACAGGCCGCACGGACACTCCATCGTCGCCCGGCTCCAGGTCCTCATCGGAGAAACTCATCACGAGAGAGTTCGATACCCATCTCCCAGGCCCGTTCGCGCGCGGCGGCATAGTCGTCGGGGTCTTGAGTCACGGTCGTCCGCACGCGCGGCATTACCCTCCAAGAGTCCAGCGAGATGTTGAGGTCGGCCAGGATCGCGCGCGCCTCAGCTTCACCGATCGGCGGGGCGTCGTGGTCCCGTGGGGCATCAGGCGCCGCCCGTCCTGGGATCTCGATCACCACCGCGCGCAACGTGACGGAGAGCAGCTCGTTGAGGTCGTACCCGTCGACAAGAATCCGGTGCGCGTGAAAACGGTACTTCACCGTATCGACGAAATCCGCGAACGACTCGAAGGGGCCGCTGTTGATCACATCGCGAATCACCCGCCAGTGCAGCCGCCGCAGCGTCTCGAATCGGTCGTGGAGCCCGTGATGATGGCGGGGGCATAGCACCCGGAGGTCCTCGTCCCGTTCGGCCCCGAGAAATTCGTAGCTGCGATGATGCACTTCGAGTCTGTCCGTATCCCGGCAGTCCGGCCACTCGCAGCACCAACAGGCCCGCATCAAGGCGCGGTCCCGGCGGCGCCGCCATTCCGGCGTGCGCAGGTAGTCGGCGTACGCCATCGTGCGGAGCGCCTGGAGCCGCGTGGCCTCGAGGGTGTTGTTCATCGTGGGGTCGTGTTCATCATCACGAGACGCTCGTCCGCGGGTACTTATTCCCCTTACGAATAACCACTACTCAGCCACATAAGAGATCACGATCGAATTAGTAAGAATCTCTCTTATTGGGATCCGGATCCGGATCGCGATCGCGCGCGCGAGGCGGCGCCGAACGTCCGAAAAATGTCCGCGCGGACAAACGCTGGACGGCATAAATCATTCCGTCACGAATCATGAGCTTTGGCTCGTTCCTCCCGCTTTCGTTGCCGATCGTCTTTCCGCTTGCGTTTGATAGCTTTAGCCGAGGGGTTCCAGTCCTGGAAATCGTGAATCACAAACCCGGATCCGTTCTTTTCCCAGAGGCCCGCTTTCACGAGCGCGTCAGCGACGGAAAGCGGCTTGGTCATATGAGGGAACCGTTTCACGACCTCGAGGTCGAGGTGTCCGTCTGTCAAATGTCGATTCGCGTACAGGAGCCCGAGCACGTAGAGCGCGAGCGCGAAACTGGCGCCCTCCTTGCCGAGCACGGCGCCGGCCACAAAGATTTTGCGATGGTCCAGGAGTTCATCATCGAGTCGTGCATACATGCCAACAACGCCCCGCCTAGATGTGGTCTCGATCCTGTTGCCGCCACTCGTGCAGCCACCGCGGCGACAGAAACTCTTCGGTCGGCGTCCGCCACCACCACCACCAGTGCCGCACCCAGAGGATCATGAGCTGGCCTCCCACGCCGTCTTCAGTTTGCGATCATGTTCCGCCAGGATCGCGCGGCAGACAGGACACGTCGGGTCGACCACGCTGTCGGCCCGCGCGATGATGAACCCGCAGACGGCGAGCGCGATCCGGTGGCCGCCGGGTTGGTCGTACCAGACGTGATGCGAGAACCGGGTCGGCAGCCGGTGCGGTTGCAGCGTCATGGATGGGCCCCACTTCTGACGACACGGTCTTCCTCACGCATCAGTTCCTCTACGTCTCGAAGTCTGGCCTGCAACTCCGCGCGTGCCGAGTCGAGCGCGTTAATGCGCGTCGCGCCTAACCCGATGACGATCCCGTCGCACTCTTCAACCTCCGTATCGAGCCAGACTTCAACGTCCCCGTCCTCTCCGATGATGTGAATCAGCATCAGATCACCTCGACATTCTCCGCGCGCGGTCCCTTCTGCCCGGTCGTCGTGGTGAAGCGCACGGCCATCCCGCGCGACAGGGCCTCGAAGTCCGCACACGTCGAGCGGTGAAAGAAATATTCGACGCCGGCGTCGTCCATCAGAAACCCGAAGCCCTTGTCGAGATGCAGAGACTTGACCGTGCCGGTGCGGGTGTCCGGCGCTTTGTTACCGCTGCGAGCCATGCACATACCTCGATTCGTCGTAGGTCGCGTCGATCAGCGTGTGGAGCAGATGCTCGAGGGTCGCCCGTGGAAGGAAGTGGAGCAGCGTGACGGCCAGGAGCTCGCCGTCGGCCTTGCAGACGAGCGCCGCGCGGTCGGGATCGGTGCCGACTTCGACGGCGGCGAGAATCCGCAACGGCCCCTCGCGGTCGTCGAGCCGATGCGCGCGGTGGATGATCACGTCGCCGGTCATGGCGTGCGTCTCGTCCGCGGCGGCCGCAGCCACCGACTACAGGACCCGCACCGCCACTGGTCCGCCAGCTTCGCCGACGGGGCCATGTGATGCAGCGTGCGATTCCCGGCGCACTGGCTCTCCCAGGCCTCGGGGTCTGGGTCGAAGGGCACCGGCGGCTCGTTCGGCCGTTTGCGCGCGAGCTGGTCCAGGTCCTCGTCGGCCTGGCGCCGGCCGGCATCGTTTCCCGGGCGGCTCATCCGATCTTCTCCACGGTGCGCGGGGCGGTCCGTGGTGTCGCTACCGGCTTGACGGCGAGCCCGGTGCGTGCTTGCACGAGGGCCTGCCGTGCGAGCTGGAGCGCGGCGATCTGCGCGTCGAGGTTCTGGATCGCCTTATCAAGTTGCGTCGGTCGTTTCGCCATGTGCCCCCCTTACCGGCCGAAGTCTTTCAACCGGCCGTCGTACGTGTGCCGCAGGGACGCGAGGGCGGCGGGTGCCAACGTCGCTTTCGCCGCCCGCAACTGCCGGCCGATCTCCTTGAGCTCGTCCTTCGTCTGCGCGTCGTTGATCGTGATCGCCCAGTCGTCCTCGGAGCGCCCAGGCTCAATGGACGCGGCCGGTGCCGCGGTGCCGCCCTCGGTGATCGGTTGGTCGAGCGGGAACAACGCGCGGTGTTGCTCCTGTAACTTGATCGGGAGCGGCACGCCAGGACGATCGGCCATCAGCAGGAAGCTCGCGGTCAGCTCGTACGGCAGGTTCTTCTCGCAGATCGGAATCCAGCCGTGCAGGCCTGTCAACGATTGCTTCTCCCGGATCTCCATCTTGCCGTCGGCATTGCGGACCATTTCGATCTTTGGCTCGGCGCGAAAGCAGAGGATCAGGTGCGCCCGGATCTGCAGCAGCCGTTGAACGAACTGCTTGTGGCTCATCTTGGGTTTGATCCAGGCGGCCATTTTGCAGGCCTCGCGCTTCTTCCAGTCGTCGCCGGCCATGCGATGGAGCTCGTCTTCCTGCCAGTCGAGAATCCCGCCTTCGCCGGCCCATTCGTGGCTCGTGCTGTCGACGACGATCACGGGATACTTAGCAGCGTCGGCCGCGGCGATCGCGTCGGCGTAGGCGGCCGGCGAGAACGGTGGATGTAAATCGCCATGGTCGAACCGAAACGCATCAGCGTAATGTTGCGCGCGGCCGGCTTCGGTATCGATCACCGCAAATGGCTGATCGCCAGCGATGCCGTGGGCCAGGCGCATCGCAGAGCAGGTCTTCCCTGATCCGGTACCACCGGACAAACCGACGAGGAGACTGATGCGCTCGCGGGCGGCAGGGCGGAAAGAGAACGGCATCAGCCGAGCGCTTTCTCAAATGTTGCGCGTCGCCAGTCTGCGAATCGCTCCAGTTCCTCAGCGTGCGCGAGCGCTTTTCTAGAGTGGCTGCGATAAAGAGCTGCCTTCGCGAAGAGTTCACCATCGGTCAGCTCGAGGACGCAGACAGCGATGTCTTCGTCGTCACGCACAACGACGTAGTAGTCCTGAAGATGCTCGCGTGCGAACCCAGGCAGCGCCAACTGCTGCGTCGTAGACTCGGTGCTAATCGGCGGATCGGCTCGGTCGTTGATGCACTCGGTGGTGAACTTCCGCGTGGTTGTGTACCCGCCGTAGTCCCAAAAGGCGACATGGTCGTCGTCGCTGTCGGCTAAGCCAAGCCGATGCGAACTGCAAATCTGATGCGTGATCCATTGGGGCCGCCACGGTTCGTGCTGTGCCGCAAGGTCGTCGAGTACCGCGTTAATCTCGGCCTTCAACCGCTTGTCGTTGTATTTCATGAGTCGGCCTCCAAATGCGCGACGAAGAGTGAGAGCCACGCCTCGATCACCGTGACATGCGCGCGGATCTTCGGCGCCTCATATGGATAGATGCCGCCAGCGACAAACTCGGCGGGATGCTCGGCGCAGAAGGCGGCAAACTCTTTCACTGTGCCGATCGCATGGGTCGCTTGAACGAAGCCGGGCGGTGCAGGCTTTGTCGCTGTGCCCAGTTCTGCGAGCCGTGTGACGGTCGGCGGGTGGTCGCTCTCGACCGCGGACTCGAAGTCCTCGGCCGGCACGTTCGCCACACGCACGGCGGTGACCTCTTGGTCCTTCGACATCCCAGCTTGGTCAGCCGCCTGACGTTGCGAAAGGCGAGCAGAAGTAGGGGCGCTCCCACTTTTGGTTCTATCGCCACCACGCCCGTCGAATGTCTGGAGTAGTTCTCCGCATCGTCGGATCGCGCGGGCCTGAATGCGCGTCGCGTGGTCGTGCAGCGACGGATCGTCTGCCTGTTTCGCGTAACTCGCGAGCGCCGCAGCCTTGTCAGCCCAGTCCTTGCACTCGTCGATCGAACTGCACGCCGCCAACGCCGTTTTCGCGCTCTCGTAAGACACTGGCAACGTCGCGCGAGCGATATTGGGTAACGCCGCAGGCCGAAGGGCGAGAACGTCCGTCACCGCATCTCCCGTTCGAGCCACCACGATTCCTGCCAGGCCGGCAACGAGGCGTAACAGGTACGCCGCGGATAGCCGGGCCACTTGTCGGTCGCCAGGCACGTCTGCCAGCGTTCGATCGCGTAGAGCACTTTTTTTTCCGCGAGCGTCAACGCATCAGGCCCGAGCCCAACGACAGACAGCGCGTACGGCGGATACGGTTCCTGCACGCAAAACCGAAACGTCGCATCGAAGCCGGTGACGGCTTTCAAGCCGCGCAGATAGAACGCGACTTGAATGTCGGCGCCCATCCCGAAGAGCGACCGCGTCCAACTGTCGGGATTCGCGGACCCGTGCGGGGTCGTCTTGTAGTCGTCGATCGCGCCGTCGCGCAGCCAGTCGAGCCGCGCGCGACACCACACGTCACCTTCCTGCCAGATCAGCGTCTGCTCGGGCTCGCCGTTCAGGAACATCTCGGCGCCGCCGTCCTTGTGCGCCGCGAGCTGCTCACGGGTACACGCGACCATCGCTTGCACGTCGGCCCACTTGGCTTCGAGGATGGGCGTCCGACCGGCGGCGTACGCGGCATCACGTGCTGCTTGTGCCGCCTTGGTTCTGTAATCGCGCGCCGCGATGACCGAGACGGTACTGGTGCCTTCAAGTAGCAGCGCGTGGGCCGCGGTGCCAATGTCGAAGTGTTCGCCGTTCTCGTGCTCGGCCGCCTGGTTCAACCGTGGGTGCGCCTGCCAGGCGTGCACGGGCGAGGCGAGGCAGAGCTGTTTCGCGATCGAGGACGAGAGCGACGGCGCCGGGCAGGGGTCGGCGTGGTAGGCCGCCGCGGGGAGCTCGTAGATGCCCGGCTTGTCGATCGCCATGAGTTGCATTTTGGAAATGCAGAGGGATCAGGCGCGGCGCTTGCGGCCGAAGGTGAGCGCCGGACGCTGCTGCCATTCGCCGCTCAAATACTTGTCGATGAGATCGGCGCGATAGCGAACGCGACGGCCGAGCCGGGGCCGGAGCTCCTCGAGGAACGGCAGTCGCCCGGTGCGCCTCAGGGTCTTAAACGTCGTCTTGGCCATCTGGAGCTTGGCCAGGACTTCGGGCATCGTGTAGCAACGCGATTCGGGCATCAGGCCACCCGCGCTTTCTGCCGACCCAGAGCTCGGCGCGGGTCGGGGCCAAAGCGGAGTTGCTGCGGATCGACATGCAACGCGGTCGCGAGCGCGACGACGGTCTCAAACACCGGCCGCGACTTGGGGCTGCTTTCCAGTCGGCTGATCGTGTTTTGCGCGACCCCCGCGAGGCTTTCGAGTTGTTCCTGCGTCAAGCCCCGCTGTTCGCGCATCGTGCGGAGATAGATCGACTTCATGGCGCGATCCTACCCACCGCAAATAACCTGTCAAGGATATCTAGATTTAGGCCTATTTCGGCCATTACGGACGGCTAATGGCCATAATATCCTGTACCGGATATAATGATGCCGCTTCATCCCGCGAGAGGGCGGCCTAATATGGATTGGACACGCATCCGCGATCACTACGCCACGCTCTTCGAGCAGAGCGGCCTCACGCAAGAGGACGTGGCCGCCGCCGCGCACCTGCACGCCCAGACGGCGATTTCGAAATTGTTGGACAACCAGAAACGGGGACCGTCGGTCGAGACCTTTGCGCGCGCCGTCCTGGGACTGGGCGTCACGCTGACAAGTTTTTTCGCGGGACTCGAGCAGGCCGGCACCGCCGCCGCGCCCTCGGTCACCGAGCGCCTGCAGACGCTGGAACGGGCGCTCGATGCCAACCGGACCGCCCTCGCGGAGCTCCAGCACCATCACGGGAGGCCCCATGTCGACGCGTCGCTATCCAGCCCCGGTCTCGTTCCGCCCCCGACCGTCGGCCTCGGCGTACCCCACTTTCACGCGCTCGTCGCCGCCCACCTCGATCTACTCAAGCATCATCTCGAGGGACTTGCAGATCATCTGGCGCGGGATTTCCAGGCGGGTCGAGACGCTCATCGACGACCGGCCCGCACACGCGCGCGTGCTCGTCCGCGGCATCGGAAGTCTGCTTAAGCAGACCGGACTCTAGGGAGACAGAACATGACGCGTAAGCTCAAAGGGATTCGGCGCCGTGGCAAGAAGTGGTACGCGTTCGTGCGCGTGTACGGGCACCTCTATACGAAGTCGTTCGATCTCGCGACCCCCATCGGCGTAATGCAGGACTGGCGCGATCAGCAGGGGCAGCGCGGCCAGTATGCCCAGCCGTCCCATGCCTTCAGCGGGGCGATTGCGATCTATGCGCGGGACAAGATCGGGGCGTTGCCCACGCGGAAGCAGCGGATCGCGCATCTCCAGCTCTGGGCGCAGGCGCTCGGCCGGGACCGCGCGACAGCGACGATCACGAGCGATGAGATTGACCGCATTCTGCAAGAGTGGCTCGAGGATGGCCTAGCCAATGACACCGTCCGGAAGCGGCGCACGTCCTTGCAATCGTTCTTCAAGCGGATGAATGGCAAGCGCGGGTATAACCCGGTCAGCGGGACGTACCTTCCGCCCTCGCCGAAGGCGGAAGCGCGGAGCCTGGACTATGTCGTCATTGAACGGATGCTGGCGCAGATGCCCGACCGACACTCCGCGAAGCGCGGCACCCTCGGGGCGCCCTCCCTCTCGAAGGTACGCGCGCGGGTGATTGCGTACACCGGCATTCCGCCCAAGATGCTGCAGGAGGTCCAGCCCTGGGATCTGCAACTGACGGCCGGCACGGTGCGCTTAGGCCGGCGCCAGAAAGGCGGCGGCGTCGAGGCTCGGACACTCGAACTCTCCGAGGAGGCCCTCGCCGCGTTCAAGGATTTCCATGCGGTCAATGCCTACGGCCGATTTGCTACGTCGTCGCTGAATTGCACGATCAAGCGCGCCTTCAAAGCCGTCGGCGTCGATCCGCGCACCGTCTCGCTCTACTGGCTCCGGCATAGTTTCCTGACGCAGCTCTATCGGGCCACGCGGGACGAGGCGACGGTCGCGCGGTTGGGGATGCATGCGGAGGGGTCGCCCATGACGGCGCGGTATACGCGCGGGGCGCATCAGGAAGTCGATGCGGCGGCCGTCGCGGCGTTCAGTCAGTCATTGACCGAGCGGCGGCGTGGTGCCCTCAAGCCCGTGGCTGAATCTCAGCCGTCAGCGATTCGAGCGCGCGCCTAAACGCCACGCGTATCAAGTCCTGCATCTCCGTACGAAAGGCCGGATCGCGTAACAGGTCCGCGGCCAGTTCTTCGGCCACCCGATCGACCGTGCGCCCGACCGTCGTCACGAGGGACGCGGTCACCTGTCGTTCCACGAGATCCGCGAGCGCTGTTTTTATCATGAGAGGGATATTGTATCAGCGTGCCATCAGGCGGACGGCGTTGGTACAGAAACCGCCCCCAACGCGGTACAGTTTGGGCCCGAATAGTTGCTCAGGAGTTAGCAACAAAATATAAGCCATTGATAACAATGGCACTTGCAGCGCTAAAGACACGCCCTTTCAAGGCCAAAACACGGGTTCGAATCCCGTTGGGGACGCCAGTCGAAAAGGCTCAGGGAACCAATGAAATCAGGCCTTAATCGCAGAAAAGTCGGTCAGGACGGGCGAGCCGGTAGAGGCCCGAACGGGCCCGTAAATGACGGCGAACGGTACATAAAGTTGCCACCGAGTTGCCAAAAGCGGTGGAGACTCGAACGACGGACGCTCGGATACCGTGGGCTCCGCCGTCGTCTAGGCGGCTGGCAAGCCTACGTTCGCGTCAACGGACGTCTGATCACCCGTCAATTTCCATCCACCGCGACCCGCAGCGAGATGCAAGCCTGGCGAGCGGCACAAGTCAAGGACTAGGCCATCAGTGTTTCCTTGGCCCTACTTGGGCCTTGACCCTTCGAGGGCGCGGATGATGCCGCGCAGATGGGCCACGATCGCCTGACCCGCCGTCGGCTTGATGAGACGTGCGGACGCCAGTTCGCCTGCCGGGAGGCCTTGTTCGATCCGCCGGAAGAACTCAGAGACAGGAATGCCGAGCGCGAGCACGGCCTCGACGACATCGCCGACCGGCGGGCCGTTGCGCTTGTACTGATACGTGCCCGACATCTTCGAGATGGCACTTTGATGCTTCCCGATGCGGGCCGCGACATCGGTCTGCATGAGACGGCGGCTCTTTTTAGCTGCTGCAAGTTCGCGCCGCAAGTGCTCGCGAATGGTGGGCCAGGTCATCACCGACCCCTCCATGATATCTGGGTCGGGATATCGCCGATGATGACATGCCCGTCGAAATATGGCAATCTACGCCATTCGGCGTATCTGCTTGATTAGGATATCCCGATCATGAGCTTCACCTGCCCATTCTGCGAAACGACGTCACATCATCCGATGGACGACCGCGAGCAATACTGCAACCGGTGTCGGATCTTCCTCGAGGAGGCGCCGCACCTCTGGGTCGTCTGGTCGTTCGAGCACGGCGCCTGGTGGGCGCCGGGCCGGTGGGGCTACACGCCGGAGCTCCGCGAGGCCGGCCGGTTCACGCGGCGCGAAGCGGAAGACATCGAGCGCGAGGCGAACATCGTCGCGGTGAACGAGCGCGCCCTGGCCTGGGTCGAGGCGCAGCGGCACGGGCCGCCGGTCGCGTCATGACCGATGACGAGCTCGTCGCCGCGATGACCGCCGAACTGGAGGCCTGCGAACATCCGATTGAGTTTGTCTTGCGCCCGAGTACCGCGTTGCAACTTGCCGGGTTGTTACAACTGGTGTTGCGCCACCCGCACGTTGACGGCCCCGCGGCGCTCACCGGACGGACGTTCATCGAACATGTCCGCGCGTATTTTCGGGACCACCAGGCGGTCGCGGTGCTCGACGTGATGTGGCGCGGCGACGATCCGCGTGAGGATCGGTGACCGACCGCGTGAGGTCGGCGTTAGCGCACGCCGCCGTACTGCAGCAGATGGATCAGCGCGAGACAGAGCACGGCGGGCCAGAGCGGCATCCGCCCGAGCGCGGACGCGACCATGAACACGAGCGTCAGGACCACGAGGACGAGGGACACAGACATCGGGTACCTCCTAGTGTCGCGTGAGCACGACGATCACGATGACAAACACGATCACGATGAGCGCCAGATTCTGCAGCTGGTCGACGTTCATGCCGCGAGCCGTTTGAGTGCCGCGAGGGCCAGCGCCAGGAGCTCGTCGAAGATCGAGAGATCCACGGTGATGCGCATCGCGGTCACGGCCGGTTGACAGGGCAGCGGCGCGGGCGGGCGCCAGAGTTCCGGCTTGCTATCGCCGGCGCGGTTGAACGCGGGACGCGCGCTCGAGGAGACCGACGACACGATGATGTCCCAGATGCCATGGTCCGACCCGGCGAGGCTCATGACGGCGTCGACGGCGTGCGCGTTGTACTGGTTCTGTCCCGGCGACTTGGCGACGTGGCCCCAGACGGCGCCGAAGGCCGTCGCGAGTTGGCGACAGCACTCCTCGGTGAACTGGCCGCAGCCAACGTGCGTGGCCAGGTTGAACTGCCCGGTCGCATACACGCCGTTGATCACCTCGAGCGGCGAGCTGGGGTTCGGGTTCGGCGGCGGGATGGGCGGCGCCGTCGGCAGGTCCACCATCGTGAAGTCGTCGCATTGCAGATAGGCGCGCGTCGTATCGGCATAGACGAGCACGCCGCGGAGCTGCAGCGGGACCTTCCCGTCGGCGTCAAGGTTCAGTTGCGCGCCGGCCTGGTCGGGGACCGTGTCAGGGACCTCGAACACCTGCCCGGAGCGGCCCTGCGGGTCGGTGCCTGGCACGGCCGTCGCGCTCCAGCCGCTATCGTGCGCGAGGCCGACGCGGGCACTCGCGGGGGTGGGAAAGACGAAATACTTGTGCGGCATACGCTGACTCCTTGAAGGAAGATCCGATGCTGTTCTGGCTGCTCGTCGGCGTCGTGATCGTCGTCGTCGCGCTGGTCGCGCTGTTCGTGTGGCGCGGCGGCGCCGGGGTCGAGTAGCCCGCCTTAGAGCTCAATGATCCCCGTCCCGTACAGGGCATCGCCCGTGGTCCAGACGATCGGCACGGACGCGCTCACGCCGCCGTGCGCGCCGCTCCCCGCGTACGGCACGAACCGGTTCGTATCGAAGTACCGCCCCAGCGCCAGGATGAAGCCGAAGGACGCATCGGAGATCAGCACGTTGAACGGCATCGCGCCGGCCCCGGCCCCGGCCAGGGGCGTGAACGGATAGGACAACGTCCAGGCGCCACTCCCCGCGACCGTCGTTGAGCCCCACGTCAGCGCCACGCGAAATTTACAGGTGCGCCCCATCAGGTGAGACGCGCCCGTGATCGTGCCGTTGCCCAGCGTGTTCGCGGTGCCCGTGTTCCCCCAGACCGGCGTATACGGGAGCCACGACCCCTGCTCGTGATGGAGCACCTTCCAGCGGCCGATGGCGATATCCCACATGAGCGCGCAACGGCCGTTGTTGAACGGCGACGCCGCGCCAGGCGCGAGCGAGAGCGTGACCCCGGCGCCGCCGAGGATGCCGTTCGCGACGCCGCTGCCGTCCGGGAGATCCACCTGGCCCGCGCCGCTGGCGGTCACCGTAATCAGTTGCCCGTCGAAGCCGCCCGTCAACGCTTGCAGCGTCAAGAGCGTCGGATTGTTGCAGCGTAGGACGCGCGTGAGCGAGGTCACCGCGATCGTCTGCGCGCCCGTCAATGCGGTCACCTGAATCCCAGGTGTGACGGCGACGTCGATGTCGTTGTAGAGCGCCGTCTTCCACGCGTTGTTGAAAATCGTACCGGTGGTGCCGGAGCCGTCATCGTCGACCATCGCCGTGCGCGGAACAATGAGGGCCATGTCTATTCCTTCGTCTTGATCGACCGCAGCAAATCTTCGAACGAGAAGCGGACGCTCGAGGCCTGCACGGCGTAGGTCGGCGGCTGATTCGGGTACGGCCGGAAATTGCTGATGATGACCTGCTGAATCTTGAACGCGCCGGTGACATTCGTCGGCGCCGGCAGATTCACCGTGATCGTCTGGCCCGACCGTGTCCGCAGGTCGCGCGACGTGTACGCGACCCGGCGCGCCCCGAGCGGACGCACGCCGAGCGTCGCCTGCCCCCGCGCGCGGGCTTCGCCAATGGAGAGGCGCCGGTCCTGCACCCATTCCTCGCGAATGCCGGTCCCGCCGACGGCGGCCCTGAGCGCGGCCTGCGCCGGGGCGCTGTCGACCTGCACGACGAGATAGAGCTCGTCGCCCGCGACCAGGGCGCGCGAGTTGAGCGAGCGCAGCCCGCTCGCGGGAATCCCGGTCAGCATCGGCGCGGCCGTGACCGTGGAGTTGTACGCAATCGTGGCGGTAATCGCGCCGGGACCAGACGCCGGAATGCCGATGAGGGTGACGGCCGTCACGCCGGTATAGCGGATCACCTGTTCGCCGTTGCCGATAATCGCCCACCCACCGCCCGTCTCAAACGCTGAGGCGCCCGCGATCGGCAACGACGTGGACCCCGCCGCGACCTGGCCGTCCGGTTGCTGCAGTCCCGACGTATCGACGGCGGGGGCATTGGCCCCGAGCGTGCTGTCGGCGGCGCTGTCGCTGTACGTCGTCGCGGTGTTGTTCGCCAGCGTCGTCAGGAGCTTCAGTTGCCCCGCGTTCGCGAGGGTGCGGTACAGCTTGCGCGCCGTCACCGTCGCGGGGCCGATGCCGATGTTCGACAGGTTGACGATGGCCGCGCCGGTCGTGTTCGCCGCCGAC